CCAGGTTCTTCCCGGCGCCCTTCAGGTTGTCAAGGTTCCCCACCTTGGAAAGCGCGTCCAGGCCGCCCGCCAGCCGCGCCAGTTTCCGCCCGGCCTCCGTATCCAGCCCCTTGGCAGCCTCCGCGATCTCGGCGATCCCCTTGGCGAACCTGCTGAAATTGGAAGCGCCGGTGACAGCACTTTTAAGCTGATTGAGCTTGCCAATCAGCCTGTCTATCGAAGATTCCGCGCTCTCCGTGCTCGCGGTCAACTCAATGGAAAGAGAATCAACAGTTTCCGCCATGCTTCTCAATCCCCCTTTGCTTCCAATTTCCCGCCATCTCCAAAGCCTTCCCCAGCGACCAACGGGAGCGGTTCAGGGGGGCCGTAGGCCCTAGCGAGCCTGCGAGCGTCAGGTGGCAGCGGCTCTGCCGCTGACGGAAGAGGTCGTTTCCCCAAGCCTTCCCCCGATGGGGAAGGTGGATCGACCGAAGGTCGAGACGGATGAGGTCCCTCATCCCCCGCCGCAGCGTCCGCCTCTTCCTTCTCCTCTTCCCTCTTCCTCAAATTCTCCACGCTCTCCCGCTTGAACATCTCCAGCATCCGCTCCATGCGTTGCTTCTGCTGAATCTGCTTGCGCTCTTCCGCTTCCTTCGCGGTCAGCGGATACGGCTCCTCAGAATACTTCCCAGGCTCCACCTTGCCCTTGCCAAAGGCCGCCCGCATCACTGGGGCCACCTTCAACAGCGCCTCATAGATGTAACTGCCCTGCCACCACATCTCCCAGTTCCGGTATTGCTTCCTCTGTGCCCACGCCAGCCGGTACGACCGGTGCACCTTCGTGTTGCAGTGCCAGAACTGATTCCACGTCATACCCATCGCCATATAGGCCGGGCATATGTTCATGAACATCTCCGCTAAACTTATGGGAGTGACAGGTGCCACCCCTTCGTCACTCCCATCTCCAGCGTCAACCGTCGGCCCTTCCCTTACAGGGTCGCCGTCCAATCCACGTTTCCCTCGTCGTCCTCGTCGGGCAGCAGGTACTCCAGCGTATTGTTGTACATCTCGGTCAGCTTCTTCAGCAGCTCCTCGCGCCGCATCATCTGCTTGAACAGCTTCTCGGGGATGCCGTCGCCCACCGCCTTGCGATGATGCGCCAGGAATGCGCCGGCCCAAAGCTGCTCCAGCCGGGTCGCGGGCATGTCTCCGATCTCGTTGATCTTGAAGCCGTTGGCCTCCATCCGCTTGATCGTATCGGGCGTATACTCCAGGCAATACGCCTTGCCGTTGTACTCGAGCTCAATCTTGTTGGTCTTCTGAATATCGCTCATCTTTTGATCTCCCTTCCTTTTTCTCGCCATTGTGTTTATCACTCCGTCGATGTGTCGTGGTTTTTATAGACAGGGGCAAGGGCAAATCATCCCTTGCCCCAAACGACTGTAGACTTATGCCTTCCCCTTTAGGGTGTGCGTAGCCATGCCCTTGGGCGGAAGGTGGCTGGCCGCAGGCCAGACGGATAAGGTCGTCCCCCGGCTTACTCAGCTCACCAGCACGAACCCCTCGGTCATGGTCAGCGTCACCGTCATGTCCACGACCTCGTTGATGCCTTTGCCCGGGATGCCAGCGCGGACATAGCCCTTGCCCTGGAACTTGCCCATGCTGCCGTCCGGGGTGTAGGTGCTGCCGCTCTTGGTATAGCCGAACCACACCGCCAGGTTCAGCTCCTGGCCCTCCAGGTCCTGAATCTTGGCATAGTCGGTGGGGTTGTAGTTGCAGGTGAAACTCTTCTGATCGTTGCCGATGATGCCCTCGATGTAGGTGCGCTGGGCGTCAGAAGTTGTGGTCTTTTCCAACAGATTTGTTATCGCCGTGGCTTTTTATCCTCGGCTTCTTACGGTTTCCCGTAAGCTCAGCATATCTTTTCACTCTGTTCAGAGTGCCCCGGCCTCGTGGCGGCTTATATTCCGCTTCCGCGGTTTCATCCACTATGCGTTGCCCCTGACTGCGGCGTTGCCCACAGCCTTCGGTTCGGATTAGCGTGCCCTCTCGGGTTTAGCCTTCCCGCTTAATTCCGGGGTTTAAGGAGGCCAGGTTAGTTACACAACAGGTTTAGCCTCCACAGTTCCGATCAGGTCCGGGAAGTCCTTGATCTCGATCAGCTGCTCCCAGGTCAGCGTGCCGCTGCCGGTCCCCTGCATCAGTGTCGCCTGAAAGGTATTGATCGCCTGAGACATATCTATCTACCTCCTGTATATCGTCAAAGTGTCGGTGCTGTCAATGCGCAGAATCGCCTTGACCATCGCCAGCTTCGCCTCAGATGTCACTTCAACCACCTACCTTTCAATGTCATCCGTTCCCCAAAAGCCTTCCCCTCTGGGGGGCCGCAAGGCCCTAGCGAGCCTGCGAGCGTCAGGTGGCACGGCGCAGCCGTGACGGATGAGGTCCCCGCCGCAGCGGTTTCCCATCGTCACTTCTTCGCTGTCCGTCCCGCCTTCTTTGCCGTCGCCGGCTTGGCCTCAACCTTGGCTCCCTCTTTGAGGGAGCTGTCAGCCGCAGGCTGACTGAGGGAGTTAGTCTCCGGCGCCTTCTCACTGGCCTCAGCCTTGGGCTGATCCACCTTCTGGAGAATCAGCCCAATCACGCGGCCATGAGGCGTCTGCATCACAGCCATGCGCTCACCTCATCAGGACAGGGCCGTCGCCGCGCGGTGCAGGTAGATGCCGTTCACCTTGTTGTCCATCACGAACACGTCCCAATAGGCACGGTACTGGAAGGACCAGGCGTCGGCAGCCTGCCACTCGTCGGGCGTGAAGATGCGCGGCAGCACATGCTTCATCACCTTCAACACAGCGGCGGGATGCACCACCATGAAGTTGATGCCGTAGCCGGTGGTCGGGGTGCCGATGTAGCCGCCCGCAGTCTGGCCAGCAGTCGTGCCGTCGTACTGGGTGATGGCAGTGTAGAAGCGGGTCTGCGGCACGCGGATCACGCGCATGCCGTTGTAGGCCTCCACGCCGTTGTAGATCGCGCGTTCGCCGTTCTCGGTGAAACGGGCGATCTTCTCCTTCAGGCCCTGATAGGCCGTCTCGCTGACAAACAGGATGCGGCCCTCCTCGGGCACCTCCGCCTCGTTCATCGCCTTGGTGGCGGTGTCGATCAGGTTGGGCACGTCCGTGGTGCCGACGGTGATGTCCGCGTTGGCGCTGTTGCCCGCCTTGCCAGCCATCGTGGCGAAGGTGTAGGCGTCCACCTCGGGCACGACCTTCGTGCGGATGAACTCACCGGCCAGCGTGCCGAAGGCCAGGTCCAGGGTCTCCTCGTTGTCCATGCGGTCGATCTGGAACGCACGACCGCGGTCCTGGGACAGGGTCAGGGTCTCCCAAACGCCGGTCGCCGCGCCGGCCACAAAGCCGGTGTTGCGGCCATAGTCGGCCAGGCCGTCCATGTCGGTCTTGTAGACCTTCACGGCGTTGCCGCCGACGAACTGGACGCTGGGGTTGTCCAGGATGGCGGTGCGGGAACTGTACTTGTATACCTCGTCCAGAAAGGGCAGGTATCGCTGCGCAAGCGCAATGCTGTTCGCATATCTTGTAATCCGCGGCGCTCGCGGCCACCCGTTCGATGATCCGACCGCGAACAACCACAAAGTAAATCAACACAACAACAGAGCCCGACTCTCTTGTAGTTATCAATTCATCCATCACGATCCCCGCGATCACATCCGCCTTGTCGCAATCTTCCAGCCACACAACGCTGCCATACGGCAAGGCCGCCACCTCTTCCAGTGGCATCACCCTCGGAACCGCCAGCCTTTCCAGCGCCTCCTCCAGCTTACAGACGCAATCCGCCGTGGCCTGCGTCGAACCATACATCTGCTTGCCAAACCGCGTCAGTTTCGCCCTTCCCGCTTCATCCCGGTATGTCATTCGCTCCACCAGCGCGTCGCCTCCCTCTGATCTTTGCTCACTTCCGCCTCACCTTCCTCTTCGGCTTCAGCGCCTTCCACGGGTTCACCGCCGCGCCGTCAGGCCTCTTGTACTTGCACCGCGGGCAAACCCACATCCCGCATCCGACGCCCCATCCGTCCGGCGGCACCCACCGTAGCACCGTTCCGCAGGACGGGCAGACATCGCTCCGTCTCATTCCCACTTCACCTCATTCCCGCACGTCCCGCAGTAGAAGCGATTCCTGTACATCTCCACCGGCTCCCCGCAATGCAGGCAATACCCGCTCCATCCGCCGTTCCACTTCTTCTGCGCGACCTCCCGGATTTTTGGCGCTTCATCTCCCGACGGCACATACTGCCGTTCGTCCTCGCTCCAGCGTTGCCGCAACATCTCCGCCATCATCCTGTCAAAGCAGCGTTTGCACAGATGGAAGCACATCTCGCCGCGATTGACGCTGATAAAATGAATCGCTCCCTTCGACGTGCAATCGTCCTCAAACAACCGCTTACAGCTGTCGCACTGTATCTTCATGCTCATTGCTCCCCATGGGGCTGAACGACCTGGACGACGCCACCGTGACCCTGTACACGCAGGACGACGACAGCCTCCCCGTCTGGCAGGCCATGGAGCACAACACCGTAACCGACGTCAAGACCGGTCCCGCCGCCATCGCGGCGATCATGGCCGCGTAACCGATCCACCCACCCACGACAGGCCGCACAGACGGCAGAAAGGAGATACCCCATGAATAACCCCATCACCGCCGCCATGATCGACGCTATCACCGCTCCGGCCCCCGCGCAAACCGTCACCGTCACCTGGGCAAACGGCAGCCGCGCCACCTACAGCGCCGACATGCTGGACCTGCTCCGCACAGATCCCGCCGCGCTGGACATCCAGGACGACACAACCGGCGAGCTGGTTTATATCAAGCCCGATCCCACCCCGACCGAGGAAGCGCCCCAGGCAGCCACGCAGGCCGCCGAGGAGCCCACCACCGACGAACAGAAAGAAGGAGGTAACCCCCATGAGTAACACCGCCACGAAGCCCACCACGACCCCGGAAGCCGCCGCGATCCTGGCCATCAACCCCGCCATTTTCAAGGGCCTGCACATCAAACTTGGATTTGATTTCCAGCAGCCCGTGACCATCCGCCGCATACCGGCCCCCTTCACCATCAAGAAGGCTTGGAAACTGGCCGGAGCCGACTACGACCCCGCCACCAGCACCGCCGCTATCATCATGCGCGACACCGGCAACACCTGGGGCATTTACCGCGATGTGCACATGGCCCCCATTACCGCCGACAACCTGCGCGACGACTACGACGACCATATGAGCTACAGCCTCGGACGCGCCCACGGTTACAAGACCGTATTCTCCAACTTTTACGCGAAATCCCCGGTTTACGAAACCGATGCCCTACCGTTGGACTATGGCGGCGCAGTTTCCTACGTCCATTGAAGGTAGCTACAATTCCCCATGTTGCGACATGGCAAAATCTTCAATGGTATCATTCTGGCTTTTGCGTCATAATCATAGCGGGCAAAACGGTTCAATCTCGAACGCCACCGTCTATTAAGAGTAGACCCTTTAATCGAAACTGATTTGTTTGCAAGCGCATAAATATCCTACCAATACGGGAGTGCCCCTATAGCTATGATAAACCAAATGCGTTGCGGCAAATCCCATTTTATCGAATTCAATTGCCTTGGTCTTTATAAAATACTCAATGTCTGGATTTTATGGGCATGAAAAGCGGGAAAGCTCATTCTGCATAACAGCTTCCCCGCGAACGTCAATCATGTCTTTTAAGCTTGCTTGCCAGTAGCCAGTCATTGTTCTCCCTCAGCGCAAAACATCTTCTGTATTACATCCTTGCTCATATCCTTGGCCGGAACCTGTTCATCAATCGGATACGAATGATCCGACACAGAATCAGATCGCTCTAAAGCTCTTATGAATGCCTGGCATTCTTTCTTGCCGTGCAAATTGACACTCTTGACAAAACTCTTTGTTGCCATTCTGCACACCTCCTTGATTAACCTATGCGTAATTCTGTTCCAGGATACGAGAACTGTAGCATTAAAGCAAAAGACAATTGGTTCCTTTACGCATAGCTATCCAATAACCAGCATATTAATTATACGAATACATCATGTTTTTTTGTCAAGGGGCTATAAGGCTCGTGAAATAATTTACAATTAAAACACAAAGTGAAAAGTTCCCCTGGCAACTTCATGGCAACCCTGCTCTTACAGCTTTTTATATCACAACACAATTCAGAGCAAACATGCATCAATATTCATAGATTCTATGCCACGCTTGCATTTTATACATCTCCGCATTTCTGAATGAGGTTCAAGAGGCCGGAGGTTCGAATCCTCTCACCCAGACCAGCGGAGAGGCGTTGAAAACACAATGTTTTCAACGCTTTTCATCGCTTTACGATCCTATGACAACCCGGTTTATTC